AATAAAAACCACGAATAGAGCCGTTCCTTACGGCATCCCTTCGTGGTTTGGTTTTTTGGTCATTGAAGCTTAATTTCATAGCCTTCTTGGCTTTATTTTCGTTCAATACTTTACCACATTAATTGAAGAATGTCAAATTCTATGAATTATTAATTGGTAAATTATTAATTGGTAAATCGAATTTATAAATTGCAACCTTAATTGAAAGTTTAAGTTTATTTTAATAGTATTTATGCGCAATCACACATCAATTTCAATACTGATTTTTTTTATACCTATTTACTGCTATGGCATTTTACTTGAAACTTAAAATTCTGAACCATCCTTAAACGTAAACCGTATATCCTCTTCTGAGAACACAGTTACTGTATCCACCAGAGTATGCCATAGTCTCTCATCAAATTCAGCAACCAGTTCATCTTGCTCCTTAAGGCTGCACAAAAATGCTTCAACCCTGTCACGCCGTACTTTTATTCTCTGCTGATGTTCGCTGATTTCATTAAACCTTTCCTTTGCCGCTTCAAACCTTGAAACCAGCCCTTCATACCTCTGCTTATATTCTTCCTGGTCAAGCTTGGCTTGAGCATTTTCATTCACACATTTTTGTATAAGCCCGGCAACTATAGACATTTCGTCCTTCATTTCCGAATGCTCCGTCTCAAGAGCAATGACATCAAATATTGTGTTCTTTATAACCTCAAAGTTTTCTAAAATTTCATCCTTGTTTGAAATCAGTTTATTTACCGCAGTAACAAATAGCTTCTTAATATCGTCCTCGGTTATGTGCGGGGTCTTGCACTTGTCGGCTCCTTTGAATTTGTTATTGCATTGAAATATCACCCGGCGGTATTTGCTGGTTGAATGCCATACCTTTGAGCCATATAGACCACCACATTCACCGCAGATTATCTTGCTTGAGAACATCCCCGCACTGCTGTGGCGATTTTTCATGGTTTTTCTTTGTTTCATTTCTTCCTGGACCATATCAAAAACATCTGACGAAATAATCGCCGGATGGCTGTTTTCTACATAATATTGAGGCACTTCACCCTCGTTGATTTTCTGCTTCTTGGTCAGAAAATCTACTGTGTATTTCTTTTGCAAAAGAGCATCACCTTTATATTTTTCGTTGGTTAGTATATTTCTGATAGTTCCCGACTGCCATTTTTCTTTGCCTCCCGGCGAGGTTAAGCCTTGCTCGGTAAGATGTTTTGCAATACTATGGGGTGTCTGCCCCTCAAGGAAAAGGCGGTAAATAAGCCGGACTATTTTAGCTTCCTCCTCATTAATCTGCGGCAGACCATCTTCACTCCTGTCATATCCAAGAAATCGTGAGTACGGCAGGCTAACCTTTCCGTCTGCAAACCTTTTCCTCTGACCCCAGGTGACATTTTCAGAAATACTCCTGCTTTCCTCTTGGGCCAGTGAACTCATTATTGTTATTAACAGTTCTCCTTTGCTGTCGAGTGTATAAATATTCTCCTTTTCAAAAAATACCTCCACGCCCTTTTCCTTGAGTTGACGGACTGTAGTCAGGGTATCTACTGTATTTCTGGCAAAGCGGCTGACTGATTTTGTTATGATAAGGTCAATCTTGCCGTCAAGTGCATCGGCAATCATCCTATTAAAGCCTTCACGCTTTTTTGTGCTGGTTGCAGAAATCCCTTCATCAGAATAGACCTCAACCATCTGCCATGCAGGATTTGACTTTATATGCCGGGTATAATAATCAACCTGAGCTTCATAGCTGGTAAGCTGTTCTTCATTATCGGTGGATACCCTTGCATAAGCAGCAACTCTTTTCATGGTTGAAGGACTTGCCGAAACGGATGTAAGTCGCCCTGCAATTGCAGGTATCACCGTTACTGATTTTGCTGCTCGCATTGTGATGCCCTCCTCTCAAAATTCTTGTCCCTTGCTCTCTGTTTCATTTCTTCCGTCCAACTTTCAGATCGTGACCTGTTTTCCCATATCTTCTCAACAGAATGACCATCTCTGAATACAAAGGTCATTTTATTTATTTCAGAAGCTACAATCTTTTCAATTAGTCGGTCAAACAATTCTTCATCAAACTCAGGTTGTTCCATAACTTCATTTATTTCTGATATAAGAATCTGTTCCGAAATCTGCTTCGAATCGCAGCTATCTTTTCCATACTTGAGATATGTTCCACAACTCCAGTAAATTCTGCCATTGGAAGTTTTCCGCTTGTAATTTTTCCCGCATTTACTACATTCAATTTTGCTTGTAAAAGCATATTTTCCGGCTTCCTTTTTTCCCTTGCTGTATTCACGGTTTCTTATCATAATTTCCTTCGCTTTATTGAACGTATCTTTATCGATGATGGCACAGTGGGTATCCTCCGCATAATACTGAGGAAGGCTTCCTTTATTAAAGACCAGTGATTTACTTAAATGATCAATTACATATTTTTTCTGCAACAATGCGTTTCCAGTATATTTCTCATTTTTCAGGATGTCAGAAACACGCTCTGAATTCCAATTACCTCCACGCAGCTTTTGTACCCCCATACCTCGCAGTTTTTTTGCAATCAAGGAGCATCCCATTCCGTTGATATAATCTGTAAAAATCATCCGGACAACATCAGCCTGTTCAGGCTCAACAACAATCTTACCTTTTTTTATGGTATAACCATATATAAAGCGCAGATTTACAAGTTCTCCATCGGCAAAACGCTTGCGTATTCGCCATTTACAGTTTTCACTCACTGAACGGCTTTCTTCCTGAGCAAAAGATGCAAGAATGGTCAACATCAACTCACCGTCACCACTCATCGAATAGATGTTTTCCCGCTCAAAATAAACTTCTACATTTTTCTCTTTAAGCTTTCTCACCGTTTCAAGCAGAGTCAC